CTTGGACGAGCCGTGCGGTGTGGCGTCGTTGACACCATTACCCAGTCGGTCCATCAGGGCGGGCAGCATCTCGGGCGTGATACGTCCCATTACCTCGACGTTTAGCTGGCCTACCGAGTAGGTCTTACTGACCATACCCTTACGTCCCGATGCCGTCTGCTTTGGCTTGCTATCTAGGGTACGTCCGGTCTTGAGGAAGTTGACCTTGATCGGACCCAGCGACTCATACAGGCTCTTTTTACCAAGCTCCCGGCGAAGCTCCCCCGTCATCTTCCACCAATCGGAAGGATAGCCCTTCTCGTTCTTCCACGCCATGTACCGCTTGGAGCGGGTGCCCCATGCAGCATCGGTCTGGTTTAGCTCATAGTAGATGACATTCTTGTTGCCCCATAGGCTACGAGCTTGGTCCGAGATACCGGTCTGGGTGGATGTGATGACACCAGATGGACCCCGTGCTGTTTTTGGTTGGACACTGTAACGAGCAATCATCTTAGCCATTTGTGCGATCTCGGCACTGATGGCTGACTTCAATCCGCTTTCCAGTGATGCCTTTGCTCGACTGTACGTGCGATCAGCCGTGTTCAGCGCCACGTCTTCGACAATGGTGTTGAACATCTCTTGGACTTTGACGAAGCGTCCACGAGCGTCACGGCTCTTTTGTACGTTGGCTTGACGTGTGGCTTTGCCTGTCTGAGCGTTACCAACAAAGCGGAAGTTGATCGTATAGGGAGCGCGAGCCATTAGCTGCTCGTGCGTAGAAGCTCGATACCTACAGGACGGTAGTTGCGCTTCTCAGCACCACCACCACCGGGCAGCATATCGAAGTCGGAGACAACCATTTCGGTGAACTCGATACCGGTGTTCTTGTCCACCATCGGCACCTTGGACCCTTCACCCCACATATCGTGGATGACGTTTAGAATCTTGATCTCACGAAACAGATTGATGTCGTTGTATGTCGACAAGGTAAGCCCCGAACGGACCTCCCATAGTCCACCGTTCTCACGGAAACTCCAACCAGCTAGACCAATCAGGTCCACATCGCTCTGTTCGGATACCTCACCTCGTGAGTCCCACGCATAGTATTCGAGATTAGTCGAGATACCAGCATCACGCACCGCAGTAATCGTGTTCTGCGTGTGAACGATAAGGGATTTGTAGAGGCTTTCGAGATCAAACATTAGCTGGTTGTCGCGTACTCAGAACCGGTGAATGGATCGTTAGTACGGCCCGCCTTGTACATCAAGGTAATACCGGCCACGTCATCGTCAGACACGCCGACAATCTCGTCCACGGCCATGACATGCTGAGCCAGTCCTGCGGCCAGTGCATCCCAGTCAATCGAGGTGAAACGCTGGTACTTGTTCGTACCGCTGTCCTCAGCCTTGGCTACGGCCAGTTGCAGCGACGGCAGAACATCGAGAGCCGCCAGTGCTTCGATAGCATTGATAACTAGCAGGCTGCGAAGATCGCCGCCAGTTGCATAGCTATCCAGCACTCCATCGTCATACTTGCTTGCCAACTTGGCGTAAGCCAGCACGAGATCGATGTCACGATCTACAAGCTCGTGATCCTCGATACCTAGCTTTGCACGAACACCGTCCGCGCTAACAACGAATGGGAGCGGCTTTTCAACGCGGTAGCGTTCCGAACCTTGCACAATGCCGTGGTCTGATAGATACGACCAGACAACGGTACGGTTCTCGAATAGGGGAAGCGCACAAGTATTAGCTGTACCGGGAACTACAATCAGCAGACTCAACGCTCCCAAGGGAGGGGTCACAGTCAGATTGGAGAAGCCACCAAGTGGTGAGTTTGTATTGCCTAGAACAGAATAGGTAACAGCGCCGGTTGGAAGACCGGCGCTGAAATCTAGCTGGAAGGAGAAGGGAAATCCTGCCAGCATTGGTGTTACGCGCTACGCACGCTGGAAGGATTCTTCGACTTCGAGGCACCACGTACCTCACCCTGCTCGGCCTTGCCACGTACAGGAGCCGGGTCTGCTCCGGGGTTCGGAGCCTCTTCTGCTTCGACCTTGGTATCCGACGACAGCTTTCCTGCTGCAATCTGCTGCTCAACCCAAGCAGTACGAGTGACTGTCGAAGTGCCGTAAGCCTGTACCTCGTCACCTGAGGTTGGGTCTTGCATCATGAAATCGCCAGTTGTGCTGACTTCGATCTTGTCTTCCGCCACGTTTCACTCCTTCACAAATTAGAAAGGGGAGCATTACGCTCCCCTTTCAGAACAATCAAGAGACGATTACGCCGCTTCGCTCAGATCAAGGATCGAACGAGTGTCACCGTAGATCAGGCGGTAGCCCGAGTTCTTGGTCTTGACGTACTTCACCTTCTGGTTCTCAATCGCCTGCTGCGACTCTTCGATGTCCGAACCAGTCTCAACCAGTTCCTCAACCGTGTCAGCCTTGCTGAAGCCGATCAGCTTACCAGCGGGTGCCGACGAGGACAGCGCGAAGTTGATGTTGAACCCAAGCTGAGGGCTTGCTTCGGCAGCGTTGATGCCAGCCGCACGCATAACCTCGATCTGGGGAACACCGGCTGCGATGTCGGGCTTAGCGAACATGCGCTTCCACTCGAACCACATATCCCAGTTACCGACAACCGTGTCAATCGGAACGCCAGCCTGAGCGCGGCTCACGAGCCACTTCAGCATAACCTCCCAGTTGATCTTGTTGCGGACATGGGCAATGCCAATGTCGCCTGCGATGGTCTTACCGCTAACCACCGGAGCCGCGCCATAAACGCTGTCACCGTTGATAAGCAGGTTGGTTACGACACCCACCTGACCACGCTGGATTTCCGTCTCCAGACGCTGCGCGTAAGGCGCAACGATGTCGAGGCTGGCACGACGTGCGAACTCGTAAGTCCACTCGTAACCACCACCGAACTTGAAGAAGTTCACACTGTACTGCGAACCACGGATCGAGCGAGTCGGGATGCGAGCGCCTTCAGCGATCTGACCCCACTGACCGTATGCGTCATCCGCACTGTCATCAATGACAGTCGTCAGCATCTCGACACCGTTGACCGTGCGCGTCTGCGACACGATGCTTGCGGCAGTCTCGAAGTTTACCTGACGATACTTCCAGTGAACGATGTCATCAATGACCTCAGGGAAGAGGGCACGGACACCGGGGAAGGTCTGGAACGTCTCGGCGGCAGCTTGCAGGACGACACCCTGTGCGAAGTTGTCCTGAACCGGCAGGTTCAGAGCCATCAGCGCAGTCTGGTAACCGTCAAGCTCGGTATTCCCGAACTCACCGCGTGTCGGATCAACCGCCAAGCGCAGATAGTCACGGGCCGAGATTCCAAGCTCCTTGGAGAGTCCCACAATGTCACGACCGGCCTGAAGGCTCTCACCGCGATTGTCCGACTGGAGCTTCGCAAGAACCTCTTCGGCTGGCGCGCGGCTGCGGCTCAGTTCAAGAAGATTTGTAGGCTTCACTTTCATTTACTCCTTAGAGCTTCTCAACGATGGCGAAGCCGTTTCCAACTTCGATGACGTAGTTGCGGGGATCATTCACGCTCGCCGCACCCGTTGCAACCAGTCCTGCGGTAGCGGCACCCACAACGTGGTCACCAACTGCAACAGCACCCGATGTTGGGAGCTTCGAACGGAACTTACGCGAGATAGCGCCAACCTTGACACCATCTTGCTTGCGGTCTTCGAACGTCTCAAGACGCCCGAATACGGGATCGCCTGCCCCTGCCAGCTTCACGCTATTGCGTGCAGTCGCGTCGATAGTCACGGCCTTACCAACATCAGCCGCCGTAATGGTCGACTTGAGGTAGTAAGTGAACGTGAAGTCCTCGAAACTGAACTGGTAAGTTACGACGCTATTCGGTGTGTATGCCACTTCTATACTCCTTTAGCGACCAGCTTTGAACGCCGACACCATCGACGCCTTGAACTTCGCCCCTGTCTCTGGCTTCTGTGTATCACTCGACACACCACCAACCGGAAGGATGGCAGTTAGGGCCGACTGACGTGCTTCGATGCCAGCCTTGAGGTCAGCAATCGTCTCGGGAACTGCGACGTTCGTCTCGCCGTTGGCAGTCGCCAGCTTGGTAAACATCTCACCAAGAGTCGCCTTTGCCTCGGAAAGCTCAGTCTCCGCAGTTGCTAGTTGATCTGCCTTCGAATCAGCACGAGCCGCAGCAAGATCAGTCTCTAGCGTAGATACCTTTCCTGTAAGCTCAGTGACACGACCCTCTAGCTGCGTATTCGATGCAGTCAGCGTCTCAACATCCTTCAGACTGACCTTGAGGTCAGCTTTGGTGTCGGACAACTGAGTCATCATTGCTTCTAGGTTCACGTCTTCCTCTCCTTTAGATGCCTGCAAGAAGAGGCGATCTACTTCAAAACCTCGTGCAGCAAGTTGCTGCAACGGCGCAGCGAGCTTTGACTGACTTTTGCCAATAATTTTAGCTTCTTTTGCCGCACCACGACTAACCAGACTCAGTTCCGTGAATACAGATACACCCACCAAGCGTGCGTGTACTCCATCAACACCAATCTCGTGACCATTCTCACACGTGCGTTCGTACAAGTGCGAGAACGTTGCTTCAGGACCACGATAATCGAAGTCGCAATCCGAGCAAAGAATCTGGCTGGCAAGGAAAGATACCGAAACTTCGTCTAGCGAACCAGCGTCCAGCTTCTCCGCAGTCTTGGCTTCAGTCTGATCGACGTAGAACAGGACTCGCAGTTCGTCCTCGCCCAACTCACTTGTGTGAGGCTCAGCGTAAAATACTCGACCCTTGGGGGTATCCTCGCTGTCGTGATTGGCGATCAGTGGAAGGTGATTACCACCATTGATCGAATCTGCCATCTGGCGGATAGTCAAGCTCGACAGACGAGCCTTCTCGAAGATCGTCCCATCCTTGCCCGGAAGCGGGTGCGTGTTGACCGCAATCGCTTCAAACACAGCAAAGCCAGACGGATCGACATCTTCGCCGACCGCGTTCTTGATACGCTGTAGAAGTTCTGGGGTGTGGGTTAGACGCTTCATGAGGCTCCTATGAGCCGAAGCGCCTAACCTTGGCGAGTGTTAGTGGCAGTAACCGAAGCTAACCACTACTTCTTTGGCTTGGTAACGGTCTTGCTACGAGCCTGTTTAGTACCACCCTCCGGTGCCATTCCGCGTCCAAGCGGATCACCATTAGGAGACTGACCTTCGGCATCTACCGATGCACCCTCAACCGGCTCCATGAAACCTGTACCCGATAGTTCAGGAGCGGAGTCAGGACGAGGACGAGCAAAGATCGCCAAGTGGAACTCGTCGTCGCTTACATACCCACGACTTAGTGCCTGCTCCCAACGCGACTGCTTCATTGTCTTCTGAGGCTCAAGCTCTAGCTGCGGACGAAGCTCAACTGGCTCGAACGCAAACTCAATGCTTCCCTGAAACCCAGCAAGACGACAAGCCAGTGTTAGAGCCTGCGACCAGATACCAGCAACCATGCGGTTAAGCGAGTCGCAGTTCATCGCGAACAGACGAGCCTCAGTGGACGCCACCTGTCCGTTCGTGGACTTACCCACAACCGAAGGCATCGTCTTGAGTGCCGCCATGTTCTGAGCGTCGAACACGTCCATCACGTTCTGAATAGGCAGAGTGGACGCAGGCTTGTTGTCGTTGACCATGCTGATCTCGACAGCATCGGTGTGGACCAGAGCCTCGTCGGCACGCAGGTTCGTGAACATCGAGCGGACCTGAGCCATCTGATTGTCCACGAACTCACGAGTCTTCTTCTCGTCGGAACGTAGCAGTGGTGGGGCCGACTTGAGAATGACTTCCTCAAGTACCTTCACGTCCATGCGTGGATAGCCAATAACCTGACTGATACGGTACAGATCGTTGATTACCTGCTGGCGGGCAGCAATGGTGTTGATGGCCGAGACGAACGGGCTGTACGTGTAGATATCAGTCGGGTTCTGCTGGAAGCGAGCGACGAAGAATGTCGGCACGTCCAAGTTGATCTCGACGTTCGATCCAGTCGGCTTCTGGACCGGCTTGTATTCCCCGGTCTTGCTCTCGTTCCACGTCACCGACATCATGTCGATCATACGCAGACTGTCAGGCTCGAACTTCTTGTCCAAAATCAACTCTACACCGGGTGAACCACGAAGCAGCGCCCAGAAGCGCATATCATCGTTCAACTCGCCCATGCTCTGCTTGGCCGAGAAGCCAAGGCTGTAATCGGTGACTGTTGTCATCTTTTCGATGATCTGATTGGCCAGACGAATACCATCAGGGGCCAGTTCACCGTTCAGGTCGTATGCCTTGACGACGTAATCTGCCGAACCGGCAATCGACTGATACGCGAAGATCGCCGCCGACACGTCGCTGTCATGACGCGACAGGTCCGACATGAGGGTACGGGCGTCGGTTGATGTACGGCTGGTGAAGATGTCATCAAGGTGATTACGATAACGTGGCATCGTGAGGACAGGCTGTCCTACACGATAGGTTGCTGTTTGGGCCGTACCGCCTGCCTTCGCCTTCTTCTTCGGAAGGACAAGCTGGATACCCTGAAGACTCGCCATTACTTATACACTCCAAGGCGAGCAACTTTACTCGCGCCGACATTTGGTGTGAGGCTGATAGACGAAGTAGGCATCAAGAGTCCCGACAGGATCACGTTCGACATCAGACCCTTGGTTTCCCGAGTGTACAGATGCTCACATACCCGACGAGCCAACAAGCAGTACCCCATTGCGTGGAAGAAGTGGTCGTTACCGTTCAGCTTCTTCCAGACAGCTTCGACTTCAGGCATCTCATCACGCACCATGTCGCGCAAATGAGTAATGACTGTCTCCTTATTTGCACCGTAACCGGAAATAACCGCAGCCTTGTTCACAATCGCAGTACGCACACGGTCAAGGCACTGAGTACGGTTCACACGGTAATAGTCGACCGTGCCGGTTTCATCCAGCGCAGGCGAGATCGGTGCGTTACCAGCATAGAACACTGGCATCAGCACGCCCGCACTGTCGTCACGCAAAGCGTTGGCAGTCGGGATGAATGGCTGACGGTCAATACACCCCTGCACAATTGCGTAGTCACGACGCAACTCAGTCAGGCGCTCGAACAGCGACGAGATCGGAATCTGCTCGAAATGGAAAAACTCAAACCCGCCCTTGTCGATTTCGCGACCAAGTACGAGATGGCAGATGTTACCGAAGTCGAGTCCCAAGAATACCGGCGTGTCCTTCGACACCTCTGGGGCATCTCGTGTACCCTTGCTCATGGCGTGTTCGATTTCTTCACGCTGCAACTGAGCCGACGACTCCGTGAAGGGTTCACCAAGCACGGTGTTGTAGAATCCGCGCATGTAGTCCTGCTGCTGGTACTTGGCCATCTGGGTAAACACATACCCCGGCGTGATACGACCAGTCGAGAACGGACGGACCTTGTAGCTGCGGAAATTGACACGGGTT